GCTTATGATCCAAATCTCGAACCATTTAACACAAACGCATTAAATCCAAAATCTTACCCAGAGCAGAACCAGTATGGTTTCCATCCTAAACCACTTAACCATTACGAACACACTTATGATAATGGTGATAAGTATTTCACACCAGAAAATAAAGAGCAAGTCATGTAAACCATTAATTTTTTTTTAAATATTATATATATATAGATGCCTAGCCACGTGCTTAATGATACCGAAATGTCTTCACAATCAATCTTTCTTCATTCCAATGACAGTGCAATAAGTATAAGCGATGCTGAAAAGATATTTTATTTAAAACAAAGTATCAATGCGCCAGCTGGCTACAGATTATTAATAGGTTTAACAAATCTGACATTACCAAATAGTATGTATAATATCACAGCCGGCAATAACACAATCGTAATAAGTGTCAATGATGTATCAGTTTCGTACAATATTGAGGCAGGGAATTATAGTGCAACTGATTTAGAAACTAAATTAAATACTGCAATATCTAGTATTGGTAGTGTTTCTTTTGATTCTATCGATAATCTTTTCTCTTTCTCTTTCAATAATCCGTCTATAATAGAATCAACAACTATGGAACGGCCGATTGGTTTAAAGGGTCAATTACCATTGCCTGGTGCTACTACGTCTTATACATGTCAAAATATTTGTGATTTAGGTGGAGTTACAAATATCTATATTCGTATAAGAAACTTATCCATTAATAATTTAGATAGTCGTGGAAATAATAGCAATATTATTGCAAGTATTGCCAATAACACCAATTATGGTGGCTACATGTTTTATGTCCCACCAGAAGTATTATATTATCAAATTGTTGAAAATAATATTAGTCATTTAGATATTGAGTTCACAGATCAAGAAGGGGTTATACTAGATTTAAACGGTGCAGATTTTAATTTAACATTAACCGTCCATTATGTAAAACAAAGAGAAAGTGGTTTTAAAAATACCTTGTTAAAAGAGATAAAAAATAAATATTCAAAAAATAGAGAAGAAGAAAAAAAAAATGATGAATAAATATATAAATGATATTCGGTAGAAAAACACGCAAGGTTGTAAGGTTTGGTGCAAAGGTGGCGAGAGCTGGTCTTTTTGGTTTAAAGAATGGTGGGCGTATGGCATACCTAATGGGCACTTTGACAGGTAATCCAGCAATGATGGCACAAGGTGCTGGAGTAATGGCATTAACACAAGGTATTGAAAAAATGTTGTAAAAACGAAGTATGTAAAAACGAAGTATATAAAAACGAAGTATGAAAAAAGGGATAATTAAGATATTTTTTTTTATAAAAGTATAGTATATAATATGAGTGTTTATCCAATTGCTGATTATGTGACGGTTTATCCAAAAATAAGTGATATTAGTAATCCCGCAAATGGTGAAAGTGAAATCAGTGTCCCTATATCATCGTATTCATCGAATGCAAAAGGCCCATATTGTTTAGTAAGTTTAGCGGATGGGTCTATAGATTTATCATCACAAGAAGAACCAGTTATGATTATGTTAGACGGAGTTCAAAACAATGGTGCCGAAGATGCGGTAATAGGTAGTTTCCAAATCAGCGCCCAACATGGTAATGCAACATACCATCACACTTTTATAAAAAATGATGTAAAATATTTAACCTCATCTCGGCCTTCCAAAATAAGGATTAAGGGAAGAACAGAAAATCTTGATATTTTACCAATTGTTACAGGCTACTTGACATTTAAGTTCGAATATTTAACCAAAGAAGCAACAGAACTAATGAACGAACAAAGTGATTTTAACACTTTTTAGACAAACTGAAAATTAAAAATAAAAATAGAAAATATTTTTATCTTTAATTAGTATATATATTATGGCCGCTACGACACAAAAACTCAATTACTCTTCTGTCCCCCCCCGTGCTACTAGTTCTAGGGCTATTCGCAATGAGGTTGTTCCTTCGAACGGCCAATCCTTCAACATGAACCAGACCATCATTTTTGATGTGCCAGCTAATCTTAACAACACTTTCTGTGATTTCCAGAGTTCTTATGTAAAACTAAAGTTCAGCAATAATGATGCTGTTGATCTTAATTTTGAGAACGGCGGATTTCCTACCTGTATTCGCCGAATTGTTTTAGAGCTCGGAGGCCAGACTTTATTTTCGTGTGATTCATGGAATGTTCTTTACGAGATGATGCTTACCCTTGACACCGCTAATCAGTTTCGTGGTAATGCTGGCAAGCGTCTTTTTGGTTCTGGTGCTGGATTGGGTACAAGTGTCGCGGCCGGCACTTCCCGCACTGTTTGCTTTCCACTCGTCCTTACTCCATTAGTCGGTGCTACTAAATACTTCCCACTTTTTGGTCGTGATAGACTTCGCATCCGGCTTGAACTCGACACCGCCGCTAGGTCGCTTATTGCTGGTGATAATGGTATTGTTGACGGCGATATTACTATTGATGAATGCTCCCTTATCATGTATAATTTGGAACTCGGCTCAGATGTGATGAGCCAGGTCGCGGCTGCCTCTGGTGGTTCTTTCAAAATGACTATGCCTTCTTACCAGCACCATCAATCCAGTCTAGGCACTACAGAAAGCACACTTGTTTCTACTCTTGGTTTTTCGATGAGTTCACTTAACCGCATTTTAGTCGCACAACAGATTTCAGGCACAGCGCCCCAAGAAAGTCGTATTGCAAACAGAAACCGCATTTACTTGAAACGCTTTTTTGTCACTATCGGCGGCATAAAATATCCGCAGAAAGATCTTCAAAGTCTTAACACGGCTAATGATTTAGGCGCAGGTTCTGAAATCCTTGCCGAAGCTCTTATTTCAGAGAGGTCGCTTTGCTCTTGGGCTCACGATAGTTCGGTTGAAACTGGTGCCGGGTGGAGTTCTAATGAAACTCTTGGTACGGCAGCCAATAACACAGGCACCTTCCTTATTGACCTCGACCTAGAATCACAGAGGGTGCAGGGAGGCGAGGGTTCGCTTGGTTTAGTGGCTGGTGTAAATTGTGTGGGGCAGCAAGTTCAGGCCACTTTCGAATATGGTGCTGACCGCACTTACGCTCATGTAATCAATGTTTTCGGCGAGCATACAATGATGTGTTCGCTCGATTTGAATACTCTTACTTGGTCTATCGCGGTCTAATTTCAATAAATAATTTATAATTTAGTTTCCATATTATATTAAGTTATTATATACAATATGGAAAATCCATCGATGGAAGATATGGCTCTATTAGCAAGGGGTACATATCAATTAGGAGAGAAAGCGGGCACTAAAGCAGAAAGAATTAAAAACGCACAAATTATGATAAATGATACTGGGTTCATTGTTAATCCAGAACATAGCAACAGTCAGATTACCACTTATCAACACAAAGAAAATCCTAAAAATGTTGTAATAGCTCATAGGGGCACGAAAGTAGACGGTAGAAGAGGTATAAAGGATATTCAAGCGGATTTATTATTTGCAGTTGGTATGGGAGGACATCAATCCCTTTTTAAAAAAAGATTAAATAAAACTAATCAAATTATCACAGCTTTAGAGCCGGATTATTTGCACCTAACCGGCCATTCACTTGGCGGAGGTACGGTAAACCACACCATTGCTAATAGTAATAAAGTTAGAAAAAAATTAACAACTGCAAAAACATATAATGCGGCCGCACATCCAATATTCGATAATGACACATCTGTACCATATAAATATAAAAAGGAACTTGAAACAAAAGTAGAACATCATCGGATAAAGCATGACCCTGTAAGTATGGGATTTAAAAACCTTGTGCCATTTGGTAAGGTAAAAACTCATAAAATAAAACACGATCCAAAATTAGGAAAATCTTATATAAAAACTATTGTTGAAAAAAATCCATCATTGATTCAAAAATTTTACAATGCTAATCCATTTCGTTTTACAGCACGAGGTTTATTCGCCCATAGTGGATCTCATTTCCATGATGGTATGATTAAGAAGAAAAAAAATAAAAAGTAAATATATATGAGTTGTATTTCTCTAACTGAAACGGGACTACTTGCCTTATGTGGAATGGTGATAGGATTTGTAATATCTTTTTGTAAAACGGCAGAGCAATCAAGATGTAAAAATATAAGTCTGTGTTGGGGTTTGGTAGATTGTGTAAGGCAACCATTAAGTGGAGAAACAATATTGGAGATGAACGAACCCTCACAACCCAATAACCAAATTCCTGCCCCCCAAATCACACAACCCCCTATATAATCTCACACTTCAATATCTCCCCCGCCACTATTTTCAAAGTCTGCTGTAATATGTTCGTCACAGCAATTACTACTCGTTTTACATTTCATCTTATATAATCTGTAGGCTAAAACTACTATTAAAAAACTACATGCACCTTCAAGAGTATATTTAGTATAGTCTTCCATATAATATATCAGTATATAATATAATATGAGTAAAACATTATTCAATCAAAATACATTTCAGAGCAAGAATGTAACGAATAGTGGTGAGGTTCAATCTCAAACGGTTTCAACACTCACAGCGACAACAATAATAAACACCGAACTTCAAGACGCTACGACTGATATCGCGACGAACAGGCAAAATATACAGACGAACACCTCATCGATAACAAATAAACAAAACACTCTTTCGGCAAGTAATCTTCTAAATCCTAATTTTATAGATGCGGTAAATGATGGAGACCCCGTAACAATAACTACTGGGGAGTTTGGTGCTTTGACTGGTTTTGATAATGCGGGTGGTGCTACGATACAAGGAGAAATAGATAAAAAGGCGGACGACTATGATGTAACTGCTCCTCTCGTAAAAACCACAAACATACTTCCGATACTTGGCGCTAATACAGTTAATCTATCTGTAAATAATACTGCATCAGTCATATCAGGTTCAACTGCTTTAATAACGAGTGGTGGGTGTTTTGATGCCTTAGATGCGAAACAAAATAGGCTTACAGCAGGGGACGGGATCTACGTGACGGGAGACACAATAAGTTTTGATGGAGTAATGACTGGGAGTATAGCCACAACGGGTTCGGTGACGGGAGCAACGATGAATTATATGGCGAGTGGTGTAGTAACGAATATTCAAACTGAAATAGAGAGCAAACAAAACACAATCACCTCGACAGATAATGCGGGAGCAGGAATAGCGATTTCGGGAAGCGGTAAAATAAGTGTTAACCTTTCTTTAATCACGGGTCAGGCGGCACAAACCTTACCACAGCAGTTATCAATTGTAAGCAACGCAGACACGCAATTATTAATTACAGCGGACAGTAATACAAGTCAAGACGCCAAAATGATTTTAAGGGGACGAAGAAATGGGAGCAATTCAGCAAACCACGCAGAAATTCGTTTTGAAAATTACGACCAAGATATTACAGGAGCAGAAAGTAACGCATTAGGTTCTATTGTTGGACGAGTTAGTTCTGTTAGTGATAATTACGGTGGATTATTATTTAATAATTTTGCTGATGGCGACACTCAAACTACCGCTATGAATATGTCGTCTAATGGAAACTTTGCTTTGGGAGATGGTGCTACTTTCCAAAATGCTTATAAGTTTAAAAATAGTGGGACGACTAATTTGGCGGGGTTGAATTATATCAAACCGAATATGCGTCTTTTAGCGTATGATAAAGACGATATACTTGGGGCAAGTGGTTCATTAACCAGTTGGGGAAATGGAAGTTTTCAGATAAATGTTGTAAATGATAGACAAATCGGTGAAAACTTTTGCACTGTATCAGCGGGGCAAATAACACTTACCAAAAATGGTTATTATAGAATACGAGCATCGGCACAGACGCAGAGTGACGGATACAACGACAGAGTTTCATTTTTGAATTATTTACGAATAACCGCATCGGGAGTAACAACCCAATACGACCAATCACAAAACCGTAATTTTTTTGGCTGGACGTATATTAGAAATAATAACGACGGAGGTCATGGGAGTGTTACGTTTGAAGATTATATATACTTATTAGTCGGCGACACAATTGCCCCACAACACAAATTAGAAACGACAGGTGATAGAAACTTTAACAATACCCTCCCGGCATCGAATATAGATAATTATCTCAACATTCAAATTGAACGAATATATGATACTAATCCCGAATAAATAAATAAAAATAATTTATTAATAAGAAAATTAATTTAAAAACAATGAAAAAGACCCAAAAATAATTAATTAAGTAAAGAAAAAGTATATTATAAAGATATAATTTAAATTATATCTTTATAATATACTTTTTCTCCCAGAGATTAATTATTTTTGGGTCTTTTTCGTTGTTTTTAGGAATAATTTATTTAGGAATAAAGTATATTATATAAATTAATTATAATATAAAAGTTTTTTTATCTATATATAATATATAAATGGAGAAAGAATTAAAATCGATTTTAGTAAACCTCGGCGAAAGCACGGCAAAAAGTTATAAAGGATCTTACATGAGATTAAGAAAACTTTTAGATTTAAAAGACAAACGAAAGCCAATTAAGAAAATATCTTTAGATTATATTTTAGAAGTTATTGAAGCAGTAGAAAATCCATCAACTCGACATTCTGTTTTCGTAATTGTTAAAAAACTTTTTGACTATGAATCAAATAAAGAAAAATTAGACAAAGTTGACAAACAAATTAGGGAAGATAAAAGAGAATTACAAATAAAAAAAACGGACATTTAAATGATACATTACCAACCTATGAAGAAATTAATAACGCTGTAAAAAAAGAAACTAATCCCAAGAAATATATCACATCATTTCTGATGCTTAAGGTGAATACACGTAACCAAGATGTGGCATTGATTGACTTGCATAGGTCAAATGATAATCACAGAATTGATATTGACAAATTAGACAAAGAGAGAAATCATATCATAATTCCGGCTGGCACTGGTAAAGCAATTTATATTAGAAATGTTTATAAGACTTCTAAAAAATACGGCCAGAAAAAAAACATCATTATTGTTAAAAAGTTCATCGATATGGTTCGCGAGGAACTTGGAGATAATGTTTCAAAATCTCTCTTCATTCGCAAGAATGGTAATAATATTTCAAGTGCTTCTATAGGTTCTTACCTAAAACGATATATTGTTCTGGGATTAAATGAAGGTCAGATCATGAAAGTTGTTTTAAAACATATTGATGATAAAGGGTCATACGATATGCTTCGAAAAGTCAGCAATAATCGTGGTACAAATATAGCAACACTATTAGCTGAATATGATGTGACAAATATCAAACCACCTTCAGAGATTATTAAACAAGATCAAGAAGTAAAACAAGAAGTATCCGTTAGTGACGAATAGATCGTTTATAATCAGATAAATGATACGAAGAGAAATAATGTTTTTTATTTGAAGGTATTTCTATGCAGTCAAATAAAGATTTACAAGTCTTATACTTTTTCTCTTTATAAACCAAATCATTGTAATTTAAAATTGGTATTCTTTTTAGGATTTCATGTTTATTTGGAAATAATCCACAATAACCAATTCTTGTTCTGTTGAAGTCTGTATACATCACGATCAAAAAAAGTCGTTTATTCATTTATATATATCTATAAAATATTTGTCTATTGTTCTGACTTAACTTTTAATAACTCTTACCCACCCGACCCAATCTGCGATTAGAAGCATTATCAACATAAACTCTTGTCCTCCGAGATGCCCGTTGTTGTTTAGATGCTCTTGGTGCAAAGTCGCTTTCTGGTTCGGTCAAATCCATAGGTTCTCCAAATGTTACTTTTTTAAATCCACCCCCCGCACCTCTACCGACTGATGTTCCCGAAGTTAATCCTTCTAAATCGCTAATATCAGTCATCTCGGGTTCTGTTAATCTTCCCGCCCCCTCACCTGCCTTTCTAAATAATGCGGAAGGTGTATCGCTTTCGCTTCCAATATTGAGTTCACCAATCATTCTTCCAATATCTGCGACTAAACCTTCTGCTCTCCCAAAACTTAAATTTGATGGAGCAGAAGAAGCAGAAGGAGTATAATCGCTGTCGGGTTCTGCGGCGGTTGTCCCTGATGAAGAAGATGTAACAGAATTAGTACCATCGTCAATACTCACACCATCGTCAATACTCGCACCATCGTCAATACTCGCACCACCAAAAGATCCCAAATCTACGGTTGCTCGTGGGTATGCAACATTAGTATTAAATGCAGTTTGAGCTTCTTGCCTATATGCTGTTAAATCTCCCTTTAATCGATTTAATTCTTCTTTATTAACAGATATATAACTCCTCAAAAGATTTTCAACTCTAACATGATTGTCAATTCTCTGGGACGGCATCGTTGCTGGAAAGGGGGGCATATATAAAGGTATTTGATAAGGTTGAGTTTTTTTTACAATATCAAAAACTGACTGCTGACTTGGTTTAGACGCTGACTTCTTCTTCTTCCTCTTTCTCTTTTTCTTCGGCAGTTCCCCTATCACCACCTTCACTATTTGTTGGACTGATTGTTTCTGATTTACTATTTTTCTCGTCATCTATATATTTAATAGTAGATAAATTGTCGGTTAAAGTTATATTTTCATTCCGTACGATTAATGGCGGTATTCGAGCATCTTCCAGTTTTTTATTTTCACATTCACAAAGCATCTTAACAACGTTGTCATCGAATAATGGAAACTTTTTTTTCATTTCTGCAAAAGTGATAAAGTTCGGATCTAACCTATCCATGTCTACAATGGTGTCTTCTGAATCATCACTATAATCTCTAAATTGATCTACAAATAAATCTATCTCATCTTGAGTCCAATCTCTGCTATTGTCGTATAATGTTTCATTGACAATATTATCACAAAGAGTATTTAGTAATTCTGCTTTTTGATAAGTTTCAGCATATTTATTTTCTTCAGTCATTATATATAAATGGCAAAGAAAAAAACTCTCGTGCGAAAACCGATAGAAAAACTTTCTGAAAAAGAAGCAGTTGTATTAATTGAGGATTCATCGTCTGAAGAAGAAACAGAAGAAATCGTAAAACCTGATACACCTAAAGCTAAAGCAAAGAAACCACGCACTCCGGCACAAATCGCCGCGACTGAAAGACTGAAAGAAGCTAATCGTAAACGAAGGGAGGAAAAAGCAAAAGCTAAAAAAAATGTTGTAATTGAAGAACCTGCCCCTGCTCCACCTAAACCAGCACTTACTCGTGCCCCTACACCACAAGAATTCGATGAAGATGATAAACCCTTAACTATGAAACAGATGAAGGCATTTATGGCATCACAACAACAACCGGATGAAACTAAACCTAAAACAAAGAGAAAATATGTTAAAAAAGAAAAGAAACCAGAACCAGCACCCGCCCCTACATCTTCACATTCTGTAGCACAAATGTTATTCGTTTAACAATATTTTCTCCTTTTATATTAAATGAAAATAGAAGAAATTCCTAACGAGGAGTTACAGGTAAATAAAATAAATATGGCTTGTGATAAATGCATCATGGATAGTAAAGGGAGAAAGATTGCTGAACCATTAATGTCAACTTCACATTTTTATATTATTAGTGGTGCATCTGGTTCTGGTAAAACTAATCTACTGGTAAATCTTTTAAGGTCTAATAAAGTGACAAAAGACAAAAAGCATAAATTATCTTACAGAAAAATGTTTGATAGTGTCATATTTGTTTCGCCTTCAGCTCATACAATTACCGATTCACCTTTGGAAAAAATTGCAGATAATCAAAAGTTCGAAGAATTAACAGAAGAGGTTTTTGATTTAGTGGATGAGATTACTGATGATGCTGTGGATGAGGGGAAACATACTCTCTTGGTTTTAGATGATGTAAGCAGTCAGCTACGTACAAGAGAAAATGAGAAACCTTTGAATCAATTAATAAAAAATCGTCGGCATAAAAATCTGTCTATTTGGATTGTCGGTCATAAAGTTACTGATCTAGCACCAGCACTTCGTTCAAATGCTTCTATGATTTTTGCTTTTAAGCCGAAAACAAACAAAGAAATAGAAACAATCCAGACCGAGTATATGATGATGCCTAAAAAAAAAGCAGAGGAATTAATGGCGGCGGCGTATAAAGGTAGATATGACTTTTTACTTATCGATACAAGTCTGAGAAAAAACGCAGATTTTAATTTTTACAGAAATTATAATAAGTTGGAGTTTATAGAAGACAAAAATGAAAATGACGATTTATAATTTTATCAATATATTTTATAAAGGATGACGATTATTTCAGACATTCGAGGAGCAGTCAAACACGGCAAGAGGAGCGGCCATAAGGCTAAAAGAGCGGCTAGACAGGCGAAAAAGGTGCGGAGGGCTGTAAAACATCATGACTACGCTAGTGCTATGAAGTTCGCACAAAAAGCTGGTAAATCTGGCTACCAAGCAGGCAAACAAGCGTCTAAAGGCGCTAAACATGCTAAAAAGGGAGCGGGTCGTATTATGAAAGCTGGCGCATCTGCCGCGAGTGGCAATTACCTTGGGGCCGCTGGTGCATTTGTAGAATAAACAAAAAAATATTATAATTGTATATATAAAATGAATCTCGATTATTTAGATGAAAAACTCCAGAATGATATTGTTATGATGGCAAGACCTTCGTATCCATATTTAAAGGAGATAAAATATTTATCAGACTGGTATGATGGAGAAGGTGCTTTCCACAACGAAAATAAATATAAATGGATGTTCGATGCTATTAAATTGAGAAAAGATATAGAAACTGACAGACTGGCTAAAAAACTATTTTATATAGCGGCGAGGGGATTTGCCGGACTGCCACTCAACGACCCACTTATGGATATTAAAGGAAACTTTCTAAACTTCTAAAAATACTTTTTTAATTAATTAATTATTTTTAGATTTAAAAAATATTTAGTAATTATATATACACGATGACTTCCTTTAGGGAAACATACAACTTACAAAAAGTGGGATACGCTTACGAAAATATTGACACCTTTTTTCATAAGGATACACAAGAAGAAACAAAAAAACAAGTGAAAAAGTTTCTAGAAAATCTTTTGATAAATAATGGTGAAATGACATTTGAATATTTTTATGCAAAGTATACAAACTATGGAAGAAGGTATTCTTATGGTATTCAAGGTATTCTAAAAAATATTCGTAATTTTTTACTGACTGGTAGTGGTGTAAATGACTACGATATTAAGAACGCCCACCCCACCATATTATATTATTTGTGTGTAAAACATAAGATAAGAGTAAAGATATTGAAAGATTATGTATTTAATCGAGATCAAGTAATTAAAAACAATTTCCAACAAGAATTATATAAAAATCCAAATTATGATGTCAAGAAGCTAATATTGACTGCAACTAATTGTGATGATATGTTATTCAGCAAAAATACATGGTTGATTGAATACCAAGAGGAAATGGGATTTATTCGAGATGAACTGCAAAAGATTAAAGATTATAAGAAAATCCTTCAAGATACAGAGAAACTCAAACAAGACAAAAAAAATGAAAATAGCAGTTTTGTAAATCGTATTTTATGTAAAGTAGAATCGGAAATTATTGATAAGTTTGTCTCTTTTATCAAAAATCAAAAATATAATATTTTCTCTTTAATGTTTGATGGACTAATGGTTTATGATGGGAGTGATGAACTACTAGAACAACTCAACCATGTCGTCAAACATACTTATGGAGATTATTTTGAAATTACACAAAAACCCATAGAAACAGATATTGATGATAGTGATTATGTCTTTGATAAAGAGAAAATACTGGGTAAAATAGATAGTCTTGAAACTCGTATGGATCTATTTATTAAAAAGTTTAATCCAATAAAAATTATCAATCCAGCATTATATGGTATTCAGTTGACTGATGGGACTTATGAGTTTTACAAGAAAGACGCTTTTATTCAATCTGTAGAACATATTAGGTATACAGATGATAAGGGGATTAATTGTGCTGTTGTTATAAAATGGTTGACTGACTATATTACAGATGATGTTATTTTTAATCAAATTATTACAGACCCTACTTATGATAAAAAAGAGAACTTTAACCTATGGACGAAATGGGACATCGAGAACTGGGACGATGACTGGTTTGAAGATGTTGATGTTGTTCCGTTTATGAAACAGCATATTTTGGTTTTATGCAACTATGATGAAGAAGTCGCAAAAACTATGGAATTGTGGATTTCCCATGCTTTTAAATATCCAAAAAATAAATCATTCGTACCAATCTTTATCGGTAAACAGGGAGCAGGAAAAGATATGTTTTTTGCGTGGATTGAGAAGATGATGGGCGAAAAGAAGAAGTTTGAAACATCAACGCCAGAAAAAAATATTTGGGGTAATTTTAACCCATTTATGAAATCCGCATATTTAATTCACTTATCAGAGTTTGGTCGCAAGAACACCCAAGAATATACAGGGCAAATTAAAGCAATTGCCACATCTGGTAAAGTTACTATTAATGAGAAAAATAAGGGAGAATATCAGATTGATAGTTTTCATAGATTTATTGGAGCTTCGAATTATGCAGAACCTATACCTATTGAAAGTGATAATCGCAGATATTTACTTATTCATACTTCGCCAGATAAAATTGGTGATACTGAATATTTTAATCAAGGTTGGGGATATTTAAAAGACAAAAATGCTCTGAAATCTATGTACGATTATTTTATGAGTTTAGAACCACCAGAAAACTTCCAGTATCACATGATTAAAGAAACGGAATATATGGAATATTTGAAAGATATTTCACGGCCACAAGAGGAATGCTGGATTGAATATTTTGTAAATAATAATACAAAAGAAGGTAAAATACAAAAGTTTAAAACTCTAGATTTGTATGACAATTATAGGAGTTGGTGTCAACAAACAAGGCAATCGTATACAATGGAAAAACGCAAGTTTTTAATTCAGATAAAAGTTGCAATTGGAAATACGACGAAACATATTCAGATCAAACGATATAATGACGGAATGTATGGAATATTTGATTGGGACGAATTACAGCAAGAAGCTGTATATGTTGATAATGGAAGTGTTGATTTTGACACGATAGATAGTATGGATAGTATCGAATAGTGTAGTTTAGTGTAATAGTGTAGTTTAGTGTAGTTTAGTGATGTGTAGGATAAATGTGAGGGTTAATGGCCCGGGGGGGATGGATAGATGATTGGGTTATGGTTTGCTATGGTGTGTGTATGTTATGCGTGTATTGTCTGCTCCGCAACTCTTTTATACAAAACATAAAAAATATTTTATGATTTTTTTTTATGTTTTTCAAAAAAAGTTTTAAATATTATCATACACTCATTCACTCAAACCATAATAATAGAGTAGTGTAATATGTTTGTTATGAAGAATGGTTTGAGTGTAGGAGTGTATGAAGGATAAAAGAGAAAAGTGAAGTATAGTGTAGGGTTCACTATCTATCTATCCCCCCCCCGCCGTTTAGGGGCAATATAAAATAAAATTGATTTAAATAAAATAATTTATCTATATATAGTATAGGATGGAAAACGCTCAAAACTCGGCGATTTACAAGAATGACGAAACATCACTAACCAAGTTCAAGAATAGTAAAAAGGTTGTAGCATTTAGGTGTCGTTTGAATAAAGAGGATTGTGAATTATGGACGAAATTATTTGGAAAAGTCCCTTGTAAAAAGCCGGAAAGGGAGCGTTCTCATTTAGGAAAGTTTCTGTTTTTTCAATTGGAATATAACAATAATACATCGAAAGATATGGTTATGTATCATGGAAATGTATTTGCAGAAACAACTCATATCGATGAAATCAAAGAAATATTAAATAATAATTTTCAAAATATTGTTTATAAAAAAAATGGTAAAAGCATTTCAGTTTCAATTAACTATCAAGATACAAAAAAGGGACTATGGACTAATGCTGAATTACCACAAAAAAAACTAAAAACGATTACACCAGATTATCCAATAAATATTGTAAGTTTCGGCCGTTCCAATCAATATGGATATACTCACAAACTTTTTACAAAAATGAAAATTAATCATTATTTATTTATTGAAAAAAAACAACAAACAGAATATAAGAAATGGTATGATCCGTCATATTGTAAATTGATAATTGGTGAAAATTATAGTGAAGATAATATGGGTTCTACCCCTATGAGGAACTATATCATGGATTATCACAAAGGTGAAGATTATGTGTGGATTTTTGATGATAATATTAAAAGATACAACTATTTTAACAAAGGGAAAAAGAACACTATTGAAAGTCCAGTAATATTCAAGATGGTTGAAGATTATGTGAATGGGTGTGATAATATCGGAATTGCATCACACAATTTTAGTCCATTTATAGCTCAAGGTGCAGAACGACCTTGTATTATCGTAAACAGCAAATGTTATAGCAGTATGCTTTTGAATAATAAAATCGGACTTCGTTTTAGTCATAAACATCAAGAAGATAATTTTATATCGATTGATTGTATTTGTAAAGGTTTTAACACTTTATCGTTTAATACAATTTTGTATGAAAAAAATACAAGTGGTACAGATAAGGGCGGAAACCATGACAGCATTTATAAGTGTGGAAATAAAACAGATGGTGAAGGTTACAAAGAAAGATTTGAATATTTCCAGAATAAAGCAAAAGAACTGATTGAAAAAGGAGAAATTAATCTCAAAGATGGTGTAGATCCAGATGATTTTATCTGGAGAGATCACACAATGAAAAGTAAAGAATATCACGGAAAAGCAAAATATGCATATTTGAAAAATTACGAAAA